TTGGACATACCTGACAATGCACTGGTAATGAAAGACCTCGATGAAGTTACCGAACTGAAGCTCAAGAATCAAAAATTATTTGACTTGCTCGATGCTTATAGTGGGCTCGATGATGAAGTCAAAGGGGCTGATGGTCTCACTGATAGAGACAGGGCTATCCAAGAATTATACGCCAGTAACCCTGACTTCAGAGATGATATGAGGCGTATCGAGGCTTTGAATGTGGGAACGGATAAAAACCCCACTCCTGAAAGTATTATTGAGGGCTGGGTAGAGAGAGGCCAAGTTGTTGATGAGTTCGGAGCCAGCAGCGCCGAGACTAGATTATGGCTGATAGATAACAAGGAAGTCCGCCAATGGGCACTCGACAACAAATTATTAACCGATGATGGCTCAGACTGGAACGAGAACATTCTCAGGCTTCAGGTCGGCTATCGAGAGGACTTTGACCTGTACGATTCCTACGGAGACAGGACATCACCCAATTATATTGAGGGGGATATACCTAGAGAAACCGCGCGGAAAGAACTTTTATTTAATGCTCAAGGGCAACTTACTAATTTTGGAACAGCTTATTATACAAAGAAAGCTCTTCAAAAGGACATACCCGAAAATCTAGTTATCACGTATGTTGACTATTACGGGATAAGGAAAAAAGAGGGTGTGGACTACTCAAAAACGGGGTGGTATGACGATGATTGGTATCTACTTGAAAACAAAAACTTTTACGATGCAATGATAAGTTTAGGACTCTGGCAAGAGAGAGACTTCACCAAGGTTCCGACAAGGGAAGTGTTTAAACTATATCAGACTTATTATACCAAGCATGAAGGCGAGGAGAGGTTGAATTTCAGAGCTAAGCATCCAGAATTAGATGACTGGCTGGTTTTAGCCAAAGGGTACACATCTATTAAGGACAAAGGAAATGCAGAAGCAGAACCTACTCCCTGGGAGACACAACAGGATGTGGAGAGGTTTAAGGAGTTATTTAAGTAAGGAGGAATTATGGCAAAAGGAATACCCAAAAGAGATGGCTCTGGTGGAGGAATCAGGGCTAACAGAGGAAGGGGAGGATGTAAGCCAACTAGAAGTGTTGGCAAGGGAAACAATAGAAGATAGGGTCGAACGGCTGGCTACTTGCCATTAAGGAATAAAACTTGACAAAATATCAATGGCATTAAGGATGATAACAGAATGAAAAACCTGATACTTATGACGAAAAGTGAACATGGAAGATTACATAGAGAGCTTCAAGGGAATATGTGAAATAGGGTCGTTAGGCTAATCGCTTGCCTTAAAAAGCGGTAAAAACGAAAGCCTGCAAATAGCGGGCTTTTTCATTTGGAGCCAGTAAATCAAGATGCTGGCTTTAATCATTAAAGGAGGCAACATGGACGAAACCAAACAAACCAAAGGACTCCCTTCAGCTAAGGCTGAAAAGGCTCCAGAGGGTAGTGAAGGGACTACTCCAAAGGAATCCACCAAGACTTACACAGAGGATGATGTTCAAAAGGCGGTACAAAATGCTCTCATCAAGGCTGGCAGGACTGCCAAGGATTTTGAGAATAGGGAAGCTAGTCTAAAAACTCAGCAACAGGAGATTGACGAAACCAAAGCTGAAATTTCCAAGATACAAGAGCGGATAGATGAGGCTGAACTAGAGGCAGCTGAGGGCGATCCTGCCAAACTCAGGGAACTTCAGGCTAAGAAGTCCTACAAGACTTTAGTGGCTAACCTTGATGCTGAAAAGAAGAAACTCCTAAAAGAGCGAGAGGAATTAGACCGCGACAAGGCTGAACACGCATCAGCGATTGAGGCTGCTCAGCAAGCCACGCTCGAAATGAAAATCTTTGAGCTGGCAGTTGAGTATGACCTTAACCCTCAAGACATCAAGGACGCTATGACCGAGCTAAAACTGACAACTCCTGACCAGGCGGTAGCCATAGCGAAGCGACTGAGTGGGAAGCCTAAAGAACCAACAAAGGGGCCCGGCAAAACTGATTCTCTGTTAACTTCTGGTAATAAGGAATCCTCAGAAGGAAAGACAGCGAGACAGATATACGCTGATAATTTCCGAAGCCTTCACAAAAAATAGAACACAGGAGGAAAACTGAATGATTACTGGATATTTTGCCAGCACTGCCGAGATGGTGAAGCTGGTGCAGTCCAAGTTACTACCTGGCATCGTCCAGGAGATATACGAGGTTGGGCAACTTATACCTATGCTCCCGATTACTACTATTGATTCCTACACCTTGAAGTGGAACCGGGAGGGAACACTCCCCACTGTCTCTGCTAAGAGCAAGGGGGAGCAATACGGCTGGAAGGAAGTCGCTACTTATGGACAAGGGGAATTGGCGCTGAAGGAATTTGGCGACCAGTGGTCGTTAGTCGCAGCGGCCCAGGAAACCTATAAGGATCCCAACGACTACCGGGCAACTATACAGTCCCAGATTATAAAAGGGGCTCTCAGGACTATCGAGGACAAGCTCATTTATGGTGATGCGACCACTTACCCCAAAGAGTTCGATGGTCTGGACAAACTGTGTCCTGCTACTGGTGGGCACACCTTTGCTGCGGGCTATCAGGATTGCGACCAGGGTGGTGGAACCATAGGTCTTAGCATTGTCAACTTGCTAGGGCTTATCCATGCCTGCAAACCGCGTCCTGACTTTCTACTGATGCCTCAGGAAATAGTTGACCAGTTGTTCATTCACGCAATGGGCAAGGCCGGAGCTATCATAATGGCTCGTAGCCCCGGCGAGTTCGGAACGATGATTGCGAGCGTCAATGGCACCCCCATTGTTCCATCGGACTACTTAGCAGATGAGAACGACAACACTGGGGGCAAGCTGGGCTCTGGAAACCTGGTAAGCATCTACGCTATCAGGAAAGGCTCAATCGAGGATGGCGGAGTCAGCCTTGCTGTTGGTGGTAAAACCGGTGGGCAAGACTTCTTTGAGGTTGACCACTTTGAGAAGTTAGAGCAATACAACGCTGAGGGTATTCGAGCATACTGCTATACAGCCTTAGCGAAGGGTAGCCCCAAGTCTATATCCCGGGTCCATAGCATCAACAAGACTAAGGCCATAGATGCAACAAGTTAAGGCTTTCAAGGGAATGTGCCTAAACAGACCCTAATCTAATTACAGGAGGACACAAATGTCAGATAAATTCGATCAGCAATCAGATGTCCGCAGAGGCACTCTAAAGATACCTGTGAGCAATGGCAACGCAGCCGGTAATGCTGCCACACTTGAAAACCCTGAAAGTGAGGCCATCCTTATTGATAGGGTCGTGGCGGAAATTACAACGGCAGCAGAGGCAGCTTCAGTTCTGCTAGTAGGAGTGGGCGACAACGCCAATGACAATGTTGAGAACACTGGAGTTGAACTCCTCAATACCAATGCCCTGAATGTTGGCGTTGCTTCCGGCCCGGCTGCTGGCGTTAACGCTAACTGCCGGGTGGACAAGAAAGGTGCCACGGCAAACGCCTTCATACTCGTTGGCGTAGATGTTCCGGCCAATGCCGATGACCTCGTAGCCAATGTCTTTGTGGACTACATAATCCCGTAACAAACACACTAACCGATAAGTAGGAAGGAGGCTGCTATGTTAGATTTCATACTTTATACCTGCTCTTACGGCATGGTTACAGACCAAACCGTAGTTTCTGTTGAGAGACTACATCACACGGATTACAGATTCGAGTGGTGGTTTCAGACAGGAGATGCACTTATAAGCAGGAGTCGAAGCGTAGCAGCCTACCAATTCTTAAAGAAAAATCGAGCACCTTACCTGATATTCCTTGATGGTGACATTATATTCACCCCCCAGGACATTGAGAAGCTACTGGATGCCCTGAATAGTGGGCTAGATGTAGTAGGTGGACTATACCCGGTAAGAGGAGGCACTTTCCTGGCTCAAAGAGGGTGGAACGGGCAATTTCACATCTCGGGCGACTTGGAGGAAGTGCAATTCGTTTCAACGGGCTTTCTAGGAATCAGCCGTAATATCCTTGAGAGGATTACGAAAGATATGCCAATTCTCAATAAGGGAAGCTGGAGCGAATGTTATCCCGTCTTTGAAGATGGCAGATACGAAAATATCTTCATCTCAGAAGATTGGGACTTCTGTAATAAGGCTAGAGAGGCCGGGGCGAAGGTTTACGCTCATACGGGGATTCAGCTTAAACACCTGAAAGAGAGAGTTTTCACAACCCGGGAAGCAATAGAAAGGATGACCTGGAAGCCTGAAAAGCCAGACATTCTGAATGACCTAGCTTACTATCTAGGCAAGGAAGTAAGGGAGCTTACGCCACAGGCTGTAGCGACTAAAGAACTGGGCACTATATGGAACAACTGGACAGGCACAACCGAGGAGTTCTACAAGAACCCGGAGATCGGGCACCTTTATCTGTATGACCTAGCTTATTTTAATTCAGCAGAGCATTACAAACAAAGATGGGCTGGCGTTAAGAACGCTGAACATCTCCATATTCTTGATATTGGATGTGGTATTGGCACAGTTTTATTGGAACTCTGCTGGAAGAACAAAAACCTTGTCGGCTATGACCTGAACAATGTTTTGCTCGATTTTGCTCAGTTTAGGTCAGGTAAGTTGGGGGCTAGGAATGTGAGGTTTACCAACAAATTCCCCGAGTTAAGCAAGTTTGACCTCATAATCGCTATGGACACGCTTGAACACATAGAGGACTTGCACAGCTTTATCTTGAAGCTAGGAAGGGGAATGAAGAAAGGTGCGAGGCTATACCACTTCGATTGTTTCTGGGAACACGAAATCAGCCCGATGCACTTCGACCATAGCGAACATATAAACGACTGGCTGAAGGAGGCAGGGCTAGTTATTTTTGACGAACGATGGTGCGTCAAAGGGGGTTAATATGCCAGCAACTTCAGGAGCACAAAAACACATGGCTTGCATGGCTTATGCCTATAAACGGCATGGCGAGAGTGCCATAAAAGATGTCGAGGATAAAGAAGCTGTCAAAAAGATGGCCAACTCTATGAGTGAAGAGGACTTGAAGCACTTTTGCCTGAGTCCCGTCAAAAAGTAGGTGGATCATGGCTACAAAGAATTTATCAACTATTTGCCAGATAGTAAGGCAAATACTCAAGGATGAGTTCAAGGCCGACAGCGATTATGCTTTCGAGTCTGATGAGTTGGACATTCATATCAACGAGGCTCTAGTTGAAATCTCCGAGAGAAAACCGTACGGAGTCAGGGAAACGCTATATATCTCTAACAAATCGGGTGAGGCAACAGCGACAACCGCGAGTCACCTGATTGACACCGTAAACGCTCAATTCGTGGCTGGCGATGTGGGCAAGACTGTGTATAACAGCACGGACGGAACTGAGGCGAAGGTAACTGTATTCAATAGCGAATCTGACCTGACGCTGGACACGGACATCATGGCGAGTGGGGAATCCTATTACATCTATGATAAGGACTGTGTGAGCGCCAGAGAGCTCAACATATCTTCCATAACCGATTTAATAGAAGTGGATAAGGCTGAGTACCTGACACGGCAAAGTCCACAGGAGTTCAGGAATGTCGAAGTCTTTGGGGATATTCTGACGCTGGACTATGATTCGACCCCAACCGACGGAGACGAGGTTTTCCTTTACTGCCACAAGGTTCATCAGCTGACAGATTCTAGTTCCAGCTTGAATCCAGCCTTAGAGAAAGTCCTGATAGATGGTGCTGTGGCTAAGGCTGCTCAGGCATGGCTCAATAAGATGAGAAACCAGATTGTGCCGGCTTCTGCCAAGTGGTATCAGAACTGGGCAAATTCTCATTTAATTCTATATCGAAATTCACTCGATTTAATCACTCCGGCGAAAGGCTGGAAATACCATTAAGGAGATTAAAAATGGCAGTAGGATGGACAAATAGAGGAAAATACAAGGCGTTGGATTGGCTCTTCCGGGGGACGAGCATACCCACAAATTTCTACGTGGCGTTAGTGACATCGGCGGTCGCACCGACCTGCGACATCAATACCTTTGGTGAGCTCACCGAGATAGCAGCCGGTAACGGCTATACCACTGGCGGTTATCAGTTGACTCCCGGTTCTACCGACTTCGATGTCATTAACGAGGATGATAGTGGCGACCTGGCTAAGATTCAGATTAAGGATATTGTCTGGACGGCATCAGGTGGGTCAATCCCGGACTCAGGCAACGGAGCCAGGTATGCGGTATTACTGGACGACAACGAAACAGTAGGCAGCCGTCTTGTCCTGGCATACTGGGATTTGGTAAGCGACAGGTCTGTATCAGATGGGCAGACTCTAACACTGCAAGATTGTGAAATGCGTTTGACAGAATCCTAATAGATAAGCAGCGTCAGGGTATGTCCGCACGGGTGTTGCAATTCCGTGCGTCTGAGACTAGGAGGCAAATATGTCATTCTTAAAAGTAGCGAATCGGGCAATATCTTCATTAGCCAGTGGCGTAGATGATGCTGTTACCGAATGGACTCTAGCCACAGGTGAAGGGGCTTTATTCCCATCTTCAGGGGACTTTCATGTTACCTGTGAGGATGAGATAGGCAAATGCACGGCTCGAACTGGTGATGTCCTGACAGTTGTTAGGGCACAGGAGGGAACGGCCGCTGCTGCCCATGCTTCTGGGAAGGCTGTCAAATTACAGATTACGGCTGAAATCATAACAGAGTTACAGACAGCAGTGGATGTTCGCTTAAAAGCCCCAACAGGCACAGCAGAATGGGAGAACAGAACTTATGCTGGCTGGGAACTGCTTACAACGGATACGACCTATACTGTCGGTTCTGGACAGGACTTTGAAACGCTTGCTGACGCCGCTGCGAGTTTACAGGGCTTGATTCTTGTTGGTACTTTGAAAGTTCAATTCCAAGAAAAAATTACACTTACGAGTGATGTTACCTTTAAGGGCCTAATAAGTGCTGGTGGTGTATTGCAGATCGACCAGAATGGGTATGACCTTGAGATAGACGATGGTTGCGAAATGGGCTTGAGGTTTCAAGGACAATTTACTGCTCAAATTCTAAACACCGGTGGTGCTTGTTCTGTCAAGATGATAGCTGATTCTCTCTCCCCACCCTATTACTTGATGAGTGGTGAATTTGGGTGCTTCCTAAACCCACGTATCATAACACTCGATGCCAATAGTAAGTCATTTGTGGCAATGGTAAGAATCATAAGGAGCAAAGGGGACTTCTATAAAAGCACTTATAGCAACGATGGCTCTTTATCTTCCGGTGCTGTTTATGCTACGCAAGTTTCTCATGGGGGCTTTACTGATTCCGACC